TCCCAATCTACTGTGGGTTGAACAGCAATTATTATATACTTTATTGATATCTTTATGTCCGAATCTAAAAAGGTGACCACTGTCACTAAGTTAACCAGAGCTGATAGGCGTCGTATCGCCCGGGCGAAGAAGAAAGCTCAGAAGAAGAAAGGGCCCATTGTCTCAGAGACAGGGCTCATCTCCTCTGATGTCATCCAGGCCAAGCAGTACAATGGCGCCCCTGGGATGGTGGAGTTGAAGGATAACATCGACACCACTCGTCAGAGGTATGTCTCAGCCGCCCAAACGAGCCGTATTAATGCTAATTGTGGCGTCGCTCAGATGGCTGATCCTTTTCGGTATTCCGGCCAGAGATGGCCGGACGCTGGGGGGAATGGGAGCATAACCTTTATGACAAAGTTTCGAGGGGGCACCAGTTCAATTACCGATTCTGCACCTATCACGGGTTCCCCCACTATCATTGGTGGTTTTGCACTGCGTCCATTCTTGAAGTCAACAATTCAAAAGATCACCGCTGCTGCGGGTGGTGTGCTTACTTTGACGGCTAGTGACTCTCCCGACTTTGCTACGGCTTCAACCGAGTACTCTGCGATGCGGACAATCTCGATGGCCCTGAGGGCGTGGATTGATGATGCTTCCAATACTGCCCAGCCCACGCTCATGTTTGCCTTGCTCTCTCCGGACGAGCTGAATGGCTCTTCAACTGGCGGGGTTGCCACGAATCTGGGTGTCCTTGCCCTTAACGGTCCAGGGTTCCAGTTTGTCCCAGGAACTATGACTGAAGAGAATCCATTTGAGATTGTCTGGAGGCCGGCTAATCTCACTGCCAGTCCTTACAGCACTGCGGCAGGCGGGAATTTGATTCCGACCGCTATGGAGTGGCACATTCCGGCGGTTAGTCTTACGGGGAGCACGGACAATTATCTTGTGGCTATGATGCAAGCCGGCCAGACTGCGCAAACTATGCAGTGGGAGGTGATTATGCACCATGAGGCTATCCCCTTTCCTCCTGGGACCACTGGAGCTCCCACCGTCGCAGTGGAACGCTACACCGCCTATGGTACTTCCGCCGATGTCTCTAATGCTTTGCGGGACAATAAGCGACCCACAGCCGGTTTCATACCCACCGTTGCGAAGATAGCCCGTGCTGGTCTTGGCGCTCTCAATCCGGCTCTGACGTCGGTCGTAGATTTCATTGGCGACGTGACTGGTCTTTATGATCCCCATGCCCTCATTCATCGTATGCTAGGCTTCCTCAATGGAATGGACTTCCTAGATGCACCTCCTTCCAAGCAGTTGGAGGCGCTGCACTGGCTCCTGGACAAGCGTTGGGGAGAGGCGCAGGTTCTCATTGAGCGCTTCGAAGCACGTCGCGAAGCTCGCTGCTTTCGGGGAGACCCTTGTCCATCTGTTGTATCTGAGTATGTTCCTCTCCAGGCTGACCCCAAGACCTTGGGTCTCCTTGGCGAGTTTAAAAGAGCAAAGCAGTCGCTGAAATAGAGAGCCACCTTCTCTTCTTTATTATTAGCCATTATTTTCTTATTTCTATTTCTGTTTATAGTTGCCATAAGGTAGACCACCCTTTGGCCGCCCGTAAACTATAGTTAGTCGTTGCTTTTTTAGTTTTTATACCCTGGTGCGGGTTAAGCACCCCTGACGATCAGGTATTTCGCAAACCAGGTATTGCTGACGATGGCTTCAATTGGATCAAACGCGACAATTTATGCTAGGGAGTACCGGATCTCATTCCAGGAGGCTAAAAAGCGCCTCGAGGTGTTGGAGGTTCAGGATCCGATCATGTACGCCAAAGTGATAGCACAGCTAGACGTGGTTCGTCAACATAACCTCCTGCGAATTGAGCAGGGGAAGGGGGAGCAGCTAGCCGCTCCTGAGGGTGTCCGGACGGGTGGGTCCGACCTTAAGGTTCCCCCTGGTGAGAAAATCCTTCAAGCTGTAGAAGGTTGTTCTCAACCGCGGCGAGTAACATACATTAAACAGAACTCTCTGCCTGTCTGGATCCCGACAGTGCATGTCCCTTTCTACAAACCCGACTCTAAGGAGGTTTACACTCCAGGAATGACTTTTACTGAGAAGTCGTACGACCGAGCGCGTGCCAATACCTTGCTGAAGCTCTGTGAGTCCGATCGCAAGTTGGCCGCTAAGGTGTACCATGCTGTTCTGGAGGCTTCCAGATCCGTTTATCATAATGGCAGCATTGCCGCCCTGGTTGCAGTTTGGAAGAAGGTCAATTCGCTTCCGGCCCTCACTCCGCCGGTGAAACTTAGCAAGATGCATGAACTAGCGATGGCCACTTATCTCATGATTCCCCGGAAGCCCGTCGATAGAGTGTTCGACTACCATGAACAGCTCTACTCTCCTGAAGCCGTATATAAGTTCAATATGGCAGCTGGCTCTGGCACCAGCTTTGGGGCCGTTCTGCCAATGACTGATGGCTTGCTGCTCAGCGCAAAAGCTAGAGTGATGGAGATTGTGCGAGAGCTTAATCTTGAAATGCGGAATTCCACTTATAAAGAGTCCGCGTCCTTCTTCAACTCTATGTATGCAGACCCCACTCTCAGTGCTTTTCTACTTAAGACTAAAGATGAGGTGAGGCTGGCGGAGAAGAAGTTGGAGAAGTGCAGACCATATCATTCTGGCTCTATCGAGTTTAGGCTCTTGATTGGACCTATCCTGGCTTACTGGAAGCACTATTTGGTAGCGAGACTGGTGGAGGACAGACGGTCCTCGCTGCTATTTGGTTTTAGCTGGATGGGGAAGACGCCAGGAGGTAAGCTACTGGCCGACAGGATTCTAGAATTAGATCCTGGAGAGTCGCTATATGCCGGCTTCGGGGATGATCAATATATTGTCGCGCGCCTCTTAGATGAGACTTTCGGAGTCCTGGCCTATGATATCTCCGCAATGGACCAGAGTTGCGGTGTCCTCACCAATACTGCTAGTGTCACGAGGATAAAGTGGGATATGCAGTCTGTTCTGGCTCCCAATAATGAGGCTGTTGATTTGGTCCTTAATTTCTGGAGAGACATAGTCTCGGCTAGTAGGGTGATCGGCCCTAAAGGTGCAGTGTGGCGTCGCCAAGGGGGGGTATTGACTGGCTCGAATGGAGTCACCGAAATCGAGACTTTGACGATAGCCGGCATTCAGGGTGTCGCTGCGTCTAGGTTTCATGGTTATGCATTTCCCTCACCAACTGATGCTAAGGCGCGAGACTTCTCTCTTCACTCTGACTTTCGCCGCCTTTTTGACGACGTCAAGGATAAGTCCGACATGAATGCTCGTGCAGATCTGTATACCAATGTGTTGCTGGAGTATGGCTTCAATGTCAAACCCGAGACAAAGGCCCTTCAGTTTTTCTCCCAGTCAGATTTTGAGACTGATGGCTTCTCGACTGATCTTCCATTACTCGGACAGCGCTTGCAGCGTCATCCTGCAGTGGGGTATGCTCCACTGCCCGACTATAACCGCCTTATGGTGGGATTGTTGTTTAATATGGAATCTATCAGATCTGTGATGCGCGGTAATCAAAACATAACCAACCTCGCCTTGCAGCTGCTGGACCTGATTCGGGTTAGGGCCTACGTCCAACAGGGATTGTGTCTTGATGAGGACCTCTATGGTGTATTTAGAGAGTACTACAATCACAAGTCCTCGCTTCTAGTAGGCCTCTTAGCTGATCGACAGCTCACTGTGGGGCAATTCTGGGATCTAGTGAAGGACGAGATTCCCGGTGTTGCTCTTCCGGGCATGGGATTTGATGATGCTATTCCTGATTATGCCTCCCAGGTGATTGTGGATCACCAGGCTGGTGGTAAAGAGATCGCGACCTTTCCCACGCTTAATGAGATGCGAGCACTGTACGTCGGAGAGGAGCGAGTCAGAGCCCCGGCGGTCACTCCAATCTTTGTCCAACCCTGGGGTGATCAGGATGAAGATGAAGAGATTGATTTCAATGCCCCGATAGCTTTCGGAGAGCGAAAGGTGATCGTGGCTGATCATCCGCCTGTTTTTTCGAATGAAACAATAAATATCAGGAATCCCCCAATGAATGTTTTAAACCACCCTATAGGTAAGGTGCCTCCGGACCCTGCTGCGCGTATGCGGCGATCGCTTCGTGAGGCCCGTGCACGTCAGGTTGAGCATGATTCTGCTAGACCTCCGCCGGCCGACCCTGATCAAAAGGAACGCTGGAAGGAGTTCCAGGCTGACAGGCAGGCTAAATGGGATGCTTTTTATAAAGATTTGGAGGATACTTATGTGGATGAAGATGATGATGAAGTTTTGAATGCTGAGGCTAGGGCCGAAGCCATCCAGCTTGAGGCAGAGGCTCGGCGCGAAGCTGAAGTCGAGTATCAAAAGATGTGGGGCGACTACACGGGTCGAGTTAGATCATTATCTGATTTTGTTGCGCAAGTAGAATCAGAATGGAAATAAATTAATGATTGTTACGCCAGTTCATGCGTGGAACCGAACCGCCGAGCTCAGGCTGTAATCAGAGTGCTCTGGGG